ACAAGCTGTGCTCTCTTGGTTTCTAGCTCTGCTTTACGCTGAGCCCCAAGTTCAAAGGCTTTCTGCAACTTATCAGTACGCTCCCGGATTCGCTTATTCGCAACGTCAAAAGCCTGTTTAGCAGCTGCCGGGACAAGCTGGTCAAGTGTCTGGTTAGGAGAAGCTTTCCTAGCTTCGTCCATTGCTTGCTTGAAAATAGAGTTAAACTCGACGTCAACGGAGGAGACTGCTTCGTCCCGGACAGATTGATCGGCAGTCCTAAAATCGGCAGCAAGAATACTCTTTAAAGTTCCCCGTTGGTTGTTCACAGATTCCGACTGCATTGCGCCCTTGTATCCTTCAAGATTCTGAAGGGCAGCAAGTGCTTCGGCTTGTTTCTCACCAAGTAAAGCGCCTTCTACTCCCTGACCATAAAGCTCCCGGGCGACTGAAAAGTCACCTTGAGCAACTGCAACTTGAAACCGTTCGTAGAATTTAGGGTCAGCCCGGAAGTTAGCCTGATTGGCTTGGTTCACTCTTTCTGTGATATGACTTCTCAATCTACCAAAAAGGTGTTCGTACCCTGCCATAGGAACTTCTTGAAGTTTGCCAGTAGCTGAATCAGGAATGACTATCTTCCCGCTAATAAGCTGATTATAAACCATGTCAACAGCATCCGGGTCGCTTAGATTAGGCGTACCGTTGATAATGTTCTCAATCTGGTCTTCTGCCCCTTGCTGAGTACCCGGTCTTCAAGAGAGTTAAAAGCATCCAATGCATCTCCTTCGCCAATCATCGCACCCGTAGGAAGCCTAGTGTTCTTTACCGTGTGGAGAAAGGCCAAGGCCTTATCAGGGTTAACAGAAGCCATTTCATTGATTACCGGGCCAAGGGCTCCCTTTACAAACTTACCAGAAGGGTCTTGTACTCCAGATTTGTAAGCATTGTCGATATAAGCAACAACCTGATTTGATAGCTCAGAAGCCTTCTCGCTTCCTTCAGCAAAGTTATCGTTTTGGAAAGTCTTAAGTAGGCGTTGTCCACCCATGCCGTATTCATTCTCAGCATCGTTCTGACGATTACGGATTCTTTGGGAAAGAGCAGTAGTGGAGAAAGCCTTCTCAACCTCTGCCATCGATTTATTTGTGGCAGCTTTGGCGAACACAGAGTCCAAGGTAAAGTCTTTAAGAAACTCACCACGGGACTCTTGGAATAAAGTAGAAACCGGGTTGTTGTTTTTTGGGTCGGAAGCTTTGTTAAGATACTTCTCGCTATACAAGAGCCCACGATACTTATCGGCTACCGCATTCTCAGCAGCAGTCTGCATGTAGAAACGCCAGTACTGAGGGTTAGCCCCTTCTTTGACAAGGCCTTGTTTAATCGCCTCGTTCATGCCCATGCGTAGGACACGCTCAGCTTTAGCCGGGTCAGCCCCTGCGTCAGTTACAGCTGCCTCTTGAGCAGCCCGGGCAGTTTCTCTTACATATGTAGTTCCGTAAGACTTCAGCTGAGTGTTCATTTCGCTGAGCGCTTCCGACACTTGCATTAACTCATTCGTATTTGCTGGCTGAGAAGCCCCAATCGAAGGAGGAGCCATAAGTTGCGAAGGTGCAACCATAGGCGTAGGAGAGATGGAGGGCGCATAGCCAAGCCCACGTTGCTCCTGTCTAGGAGTAATTTTCTCGACAGCCATTTTACTATAGACTGCTTAAGTCCACGCTCGACCCTTGGCCCGGTAGGTTCTGGTAGTACTTCATTCTCTGGAACGCATCAGCAGCCCCAAGAGTCTGAGTGCCAAGACCAATAGCAAAAGCCGACCAGCTAGGTTTAGCAATCGGACGGTTGATCTGAGCTAGGTTCATTTGTGAGCCCATTCTGGAGTAATCTAAATTCATTTCAAGAGCCTTATTCATGTTCGCAGTAGTCTGATCATAGTACTGATCACGCAGCTGGCCCTGTCGTGTGCTTGCTTCAAAGTATCCAAGTTCCTGACGGGTGATGTCACCAAGCAACGCATCGACAGAAAGTCCACTAACACCAGCTTCGCCAGCTGCAACAGTCGCCCGGGAAGAAGCAGCCCTAGCTTCCATAGCTACTTTATTAAGCTCCCTAGAAGCTTGTTCGTTTTGTTGGCTAATCTGACCAGCTAAGGCAAGCTGTTCTTGCTGGTTCTTTAAAACAAGCTGTTCTTGTTCTTGTTGCTGTCTACGTATTTCAAGATTAGCTAACTGATTCTGGTAGTTTGCTTGTGCGTTAGCAGCTTGGTTTTGTCCAATAAAGCTTGTAGCTTGGGAAGCAAGACCTACGGCTAAACTTGCTAATGCGAATACAGCTGGGGCACACATGGGTATATTATAGTTTTACGCTTAAAAATTCTATATAAGGTTCTTTTAGTAAGCCGTAATCCTTATACTCTCTTATGAATCGAAAGCCAAGCCATTTAAGCCAATCGATATGCAACGTATTCCAAAGACAGGCTACGTTGAAGAGTATGGGATAAAGCTGATGAAAAGCTTCTATCCATTTAGGGGATTGGCGCAAGAAAGGAATTTTAATTTTTAGCATTTCATTGCTGCCTAATAGCCATATAACGCCAACCGTTGGGCTATAATGGTTTACGCCAAAGACCGCAACGGGCTCCCCCTCTATAGTTATGGTGTATGTATAGGGGGACTCTATTATCCCTTTAGTAATAGCTACATCTAAGGGCTCAGTTGTGATAGCCCTAATCTCCCGGATGTCTTCCGGGCGTAGCTTTGGAGCGAGTATTTTACCGTCTTCTGGTACTGCTTTGCGAATTCCGGCCCCTAATTCAAAGGACCAGATTTCGTCAGCCAATCCTTTGAGAACGGGTAACGTACTGTGCTTCGATGTCCATCGACAAGAGGGCACATGGGTGGGGAGTGTCATTGGTAAGTTGTATGATTACTCTATCGTTTTTAGAAAGTATAGGGAATTTGAAAACTCCATCTAGGATGTTGTTTTGGCCTATGGTTGCTGTAGGAGTACCAACAATTTGACTATTGAACACATACTCATACGTGTCCGGGTTAGTCTCGTTTTCGTGAACAACCTTTACGGTGAACGAACGACTATTGTTGTATTGCAACGAAGCCCTCTTTAGATACAGTTTCCCGCTAGAAACAACAGCAGTTCCACCCTTTTGGGTACTAGCCCTTAATACAACTCGGCCCATAGTATGGGTCATTGAGTACCGTTCCCCAATCCAAATCGGTATAGCCGTGTAGTCGCCAGTAACCACAACTGTATTTGTGGAAACAGAATCTACATCGACAATCGCACCCCCTATAAAGTTTCCTACTGCTCTCGTTACTATAGCAGCATTTGTTGTAGATATTACGTAAGGAAGCGTAATCGTGGTCTTACCAGTTCCTGAATTGAAAGCCCTAGAAACTCCAGCCGTAGCGTCAGAAACCTTTCGATCTAGCAACACAGAGTAAGCAGAATTAGCGTCGTTCTTGTAGGCCTGTAGCTCAATCTTCTCTAGGAATAACCCCTCTGTCCCACGTTGGATAGTCAGGTATAGAGTGTTGTTTATAAAGTCTATGTTCTTAATGGAGCAGTTAGAGGCTAGCTCCATGCGACACCAAGCAGACTGTAGCTTCTCGTTGCCGTTAAACAGATACTTGTAAAGGTAGAACCCATTAGGTAGCCCTGAGGAAAGAATAGCTAGAACTTGCTCGTTATCTGACCCGGCCAGCTTAGAGACTGTCCCTGCAATAAACGACGGAATGCTCGCAGAGATGTCAGTACCATCCAGAAGCGTTGTGTCAGGACTAATAAAGTATTCTTGGATGCCTGAGTAGTTATTCTTTGTGAAAGCGAAGTAAACGTTCTTTCCCACGGACACGGGAACAGACGAAGGAGAACACTCAAAGCTAGTAGTGTTCTGAATAGATACAGATTTTGCAGTTAAGTTATCAGAAGATTGCAGGGTAAACTGAGTTTGATTAGAGAATAGCAAAAGCCTGTCAAAGAAAGGAACTCCGGCAAATAAGATGGAAACCTTAGTGGAGCTAGTGGCTACATCGATTGGGTCTGCATCTAAAAGTTGAGTTACGGTTGTCCTCCAGAAATTGAAGAACTCAGAGGCCTCTGAAAAGATAATGTTTTCGTCAGAAAGAAAGGCTAATCTGTTCTTGTAGAAAAGCATGTCTGATAGTTTTCGACCAGTAAAAGACGCCTCAGGATTTGTGTTGTCATCCCCGGCTGTTCTCTCTCCCCACAAGGGAGCAGTATAAGATACTCCTCCGTAAGTAGCAGTAGCACCGTTTAGCGGTGTGAATAAAAAGGCGCCACTAGATAACCGAACTAAAGCGTGAGGAAGAGTACTTGCTGTATACTTGTATTTTAGACCAGCTTTGTTGTCTCCATAGCCTACTGTTTCAATCCACACTCCTTCTCCACTTACCCCGTTTGAGGCATCAAATTTCACCCAATACTCATCCCCTTCACTTTCTGGCTCCCCTGTAATCTTAGTTGTAAAATTGTGTTCCGCATATACAGGAAGATCAGTAAAACTCTGAACTGAATCGTTTGTAAGTTTTAGTCCTCCACCACTAAGCGAATCATTTACGTTAATAGTAAAAGCCTGATTACTTGTTCTTTTAATATAAATAGTAGACCCAATCTGCTCGGCAACTAAACTAGCATCTTGAGCTTCCAAAAAAGCAGTCATTTTTTGAGCTATAGTTATCGTATTAGAGTGCTCTTCTCTGGGCCACGTAGTGTCATTGTATGTTGTTACAAGAACATCATTCTTTTTTGCGGTAGCGTCTATCGCAGTACTTCCAGATTTTATACCGTTTCCAGTATGAATAGTGTATTTATTTGTTGTCCCGCTATGGGTAATTTCTATTGTGTAGTATATATTATATCCACCCTGCTTAACAAACACTAGGGCCTCTGGATAACCAGCAGTACCTACTGCTGCGTCCAAAGTAACTGTTTTATTTTTATTTAGGACAAGAGTATAGTCAGCAACTGTAAGACATTTAACATGAGTGGAAGGTGAAGCAGGGAGATAAGCAGCAGCCCCGGCAGCTAAATGGACGGTCTTAGCTACCCCATTCATATCGAACACTTTAACTGGCGCCCCAGCATCTGTAGTAAACACAGCCGTATACTGCTCAGTAGCGTCACGGTTAATGGTGTGGACCGATACATCCCCGGCTGCGTTATTGATCAGCTTAGCAATATGCTGACTAGCCGGGCGTTTGATTAACCCTTCAACAAGGGATGGGTAGGCGTTTACAGAATCTTCTGCTTGAGAAGCAAAGCGTAGGGCGTCAGCCTGTTGGCTAACCCCGCTTATAAGGTTAGGTACTGTAATCGATATAAGGGACATTAGCGGAAGATGGTTCTTGCTACGTCGTAACTATCAAAAATTGAAAAGTCTCCAGTATCGTTATCGGCCTCCCTCAGGAGGGCGAGTGCGTTGGCCTCATCCATCATTAGGCCTCTTGCAGTATCGGTGGCGCCTACAACTCTATCTTGGAAAATCCTAGCTGCTCTAGCAGTAATATACTGTTTAGCTGCCCCGGGAAGTTCTTCAAAAGATAGGAGATAAATAACTTCTCCTTTTAGGTCCTGATTAAATTCGTAAGTATGGCCCTTAAGGTCATACAGCTTAAGCCCACGTTGGACTACGTTAATGCTAGGGTATAGATCATTATCTACGTCAACCCGTACAACATTGTTTGCCAAGGTAATAGTTTTATCGACTGCCCGGGAGAGAGGGTATTCCTTCTCAGTATTAAAATGCCAACCCACAAGTTGAACATTGCGATCTGTTTCATCTAGAATCTGTTCTGCTAGACGGGCGTCCACAGAAGTTCCTGTGCCTAGCGTATTGATAGGGCTTTCACCAATAGCTGAAAGCATTTGGTTAACTGCCTCTAACTTAGTAAGTGGGGTGATAGGCATGGTTCTTATTGCTTTCTATACAAAAAAGAGAGGCCCTGCAAGACTTTGTTTCAATTAACTCGGGGTAGGAAGGATGGAGCTATGGCTCCCCTATTGTAATGTTTTCCCGAGAACCAAAACTAAGTACTTGCAGGACCCTCTTAAGACTAGCTATTAGGCAGTTTTGATTTCGACAGCAGCCTCGGGACGGAGAACTCCGTGACCCATTGCGTACTTCGCAACCATGAACGTGCCTTGCAATTCGATCTTGTACTCACTCTCAACTGCGAGGTCGAGAAGCTTAACAGTACCGATAGCAGCTTTGTGGAACACAACACCAAGAGTATTGGTGAAGTTGCCGATATAACCGCTAAGGTTACTCGCAGCGGTGCTAGCATTCACGCCAGCATCAGCAGTAGTAACGTTAGTACCGTTAGGAAGGTTATTGCTCTTAACGATTGTGATACCCGCAACACGGGCAACATTACCGTCAATGTAGCTACCAACCGGGTTAGCATTGCTGGTCGCAGCGATGCTCTGGAGGAGCGTGTAGTACTGAGCAGGAGCCAAGACACACACACGATCTTCCGCAGGGATGTCCTGCTGGTCGAGCTTTTGAGCAGCTTCAAAGATTGAAGTAGCAAGCGTGGCACCAGTAGGAGAAGCTCCCGTGGTGACAGACTGTCCACCAAATCCACCAGTAATTGTCGTAGACTGACGAGCAGCCAATACGGCAACCCTAGCAAGGGTCTTGTCAAATTTCTTCGACAAGGCACGTCCAAGCTCGGTTGTGTAGATAGAACGCACGTCATAGTGGTTCATCGCTTCATCAATACGGCTCACAAACGTCGAAGACGTTAGCAAGCTGTCGATGTTAATCACAACTTCAGCGTGTTTGATATCGTTTACGTATGAGTTCGCAGCGAGCAACATGTTGTCGCCGGGAACGTGGTATTTAGCAGTAGCGATTCCGGTCACAGGAAACTGAGCCGATTTGCCACTCTCAATAGTACGGACGGTGTGCAGGGGTTTAAAGACATTCTCAGTCTCAAACGTGGTCAGCACTTCGCCAGCAAACTTCTTGAGGAACAAATTCGTATAATCAGTACCTGTTGCGTTCTGACGTCCAAATCTGGACGGAGTAACTTCAGATGCCATTTTATTTAATTCCTTTCGGGTTTGTTTGTTGTTCCAGACCTAAGAGTCCAGACACGTAGTTTTTGTGCTGGTCACACCCGAGCGTAGCCTTTTCAATCGCAGTTGTCCTGCCGTAGCAGGGCTGGTCTAATCAGACCATCTCTATAGATGATTCCAATTTTAAAAACCGAGGATTACTTATCAGCTGGCTGAGGGCCTGTCAACCATCCCTCTGGTAATTTTACTTTTGTAGCAGACCTCTCCCAAGACGAACCATTCCAGAAATAGACGTGTCCTTCGACATCGTCCCCAATCCTTAGTAAATCGCTACTCTCCTTTACGAACACCACCCTTTTTGTCTCTGAGGTAGTGGCGCACCCGGTCATCCCAATGGCTACGCAAAAAGGGAGGGAGAGGCCCAAGGTCCTGAGCTTGAGTAGGTTTGCTAGCATCTCGAACCTCTCCCTTTATAATACGGTATATAGCCATTATCAGGGCTTCTAAAAGAGCCCCGAACATAGCTTTAGGCTTTCAGCTTATTGAAGATAGACCAGCCCAAGCCAATGGAGGCAACAATGCCACCAACGATAGCTTCAACTGTGCTATGATCTACGGCACCTTTGGATACAAAGTATCCCCCAACTGCCGTAAGGATATGTCGAACTACTGCTGTAATCATTTCACTATTCATGTTTTCTATTACCTTTCTTTAGAGGATACTGCTGACAGAAAGTCGTTGTTCAACTTCTTTCCTATAAGCTGAGTCCTGTTTGTATTTAGGGTCAGACATTGCCCGTGTCAACTCAGCAGTACTACGGAAAGGTGCCATGCTTCCCTTGGACTGCGAACCTGACAGAAGCTTAGGCGCCTTAAAGTTACCACCGTTAGCTGCTTGGAACCGGGCGTACATGCCTTTAACGGCAACGGAAGCCTGTTCATTAGAACCTTCAAGCATGTTGTTATACGCTTTAAGTTCAGCCGGGGGAACGTTTTGAGCAGCCCAATCACGCATAGCTGTGAAGTTTTCTTGGCCACCAATCTCTGTTAAAAGAGAGGAGGTAGACTTATCAGCAAGCGCACGTTGCCCTTCAATATAGGCGTCCACAACTTCTTTGGGATAACCCATCTCAGTAAGCTTAGAATAGCTTTGGTCAGAGAGTTTTCCTTGTTCTCCGTATTCTTTAGAGAAGTCAGCAAACTTAGTGTCCCAAGCCGACGAGACTTGTTGCTGCACTTCGTCCTGAACAGGGGCGTCCTCTTGAACCTGATCAGCTTCCGCTTCTTGCGATGCGCTATTTGAGCCAAGCTTTTGCTGAAGAGAATCATAAGCTTTCGCTAATTCTTCAGGGCTCTTGAATTTTTCAGGAAGCCATTGAGGACGGTCCTGCGCCTGTGTATCTACTGTTCCTGTTTCTACCGGGGCATCAGCCGGGGTAGGTGCGGTCTGCACCGATACTGTTTCTACTGCCATAGTTTGTCTCCTTCCTTTCGGAAACGAACCAAGATGTTAAGCTGTTTGTTGAGGAGGTTGTGCTTGGTTCATCGCAACATCCGTAAAGCTTTTTATAGCTTGTGGCCCCAGCTTGTTGGCCATACCCATCATCATGGCATTTTGATTGTTTTGGTCAATCTCTTGTTGCGGTTTAATAAGACCTTCGGTTTCGATGCCAAGTGAAGTAGCCCGGCGTTTAAGGTAATCTTCGATATTGATGTACTGTGCAACTGCTTCAGGTCCAAAGGTTTGGGCAATACCACCTAGGAACATATCAAGCTTGGTCAAGTCATTGCCACGACCTAGGGCTTCTACCCCGGTTACGATCATAGGTTTGATTAAATTATTTTTAGGAAGCTTTGGTAGATTACCTGACTTGCCCATGCGGTCCATGATGCGGGAAACCATAGGAAGCTGAAACTCTTGTGAAAGAATTGAGTAGGCACCACCCAAAGCTGTTTCAAGTTCTTGAGCCATGTAGCGAATCTCTTCAGCAGTTACACGCTCAGCTTGACGTTGGATAGACGTATTAAGTAGGAAGGCAAACCCAAGGCGGGTTTGGATATCCGACATAACTTCACGGGCCACTCTAAAGTCAGCATACTTCTGAAGCTGAAGGGCAGCGACATCATCCACGTTACCAGAAACAAACTGACCGTTCTTAGCTTCTGCAAGAGTTTTAGACTTGGTAATTCCAGTAGGACGAACCAAGAACAAAACTTTAGCAGCAGCTGCCGAACCCTCAACGATTGCCTGAGTCAGACCCTCGAGGGAGCGTAGGTCGCCAATGTATTCTTCAACAAGGCCACGACCATAGTCTTCACCATCTACACGGCTGTAACGAAGAGGAATAAAAGGGCACTTCTCGATAGGGAAGTATCCTTCAGAACCGGGAACAACTTGACCGTTGATCTCTTGGTACACTTCCCACCGGGTGTCTTCACGGTGAACGCAAGTATAAAGCTCAACGTTGTTTTCGTGGGATGCGTCCATTTCATTTTCACCACCCTCTTTGTATAAAAGGCCACGGGCTTCTTCAGGAAGAGCAGACTCTGACAATGTCTCTTTAGTAACAATGTGGAGCACGTTACCAAACGGGTCACGCTTAACTACGTAGTTCTCAAGCTTGAACACCCGCATGCCCCCGTCTTCCGGGAAGTAAATTAAAGTATTTCCAGTAACCACAAGGTGCTTAAGGGCCTCAAAGATAGGCACCCGGAGAGCAGAAGTTTCAACTTCTTTCATCACAGCACGTTCAATATCAGCCAAGGCTTTCTCAATCTCAGTCTTTACCTTCTCATCCCCACCCATTTTCTTGAGCCTAAACTGGTCAACCATCAGTCTAAAGAAAGGGGCGTTAGGCGGAAACAGAGTAAGCAAAAGCTTAGCTGCAAGATTGTTTACTCCCCGGGCTCCAATGCCCTGATAGGGGGTGGTGTAAATGGTGGAATAGCTGTGCCCCTCAGGCGGGACCAAAGTAGGGATAGTCAACTCAGCAGCGTCCCGGGCCCTATCCAAATAGGTTTTTCTAGGAGTTTCTAGTTCGCTATAAAGAGATGAGCCCTTTTTGTAGTTTTCCATAAAATTGTTAAAGTAGTTTTTTAGCTGCTTCTTCAATTCTTACAAACAATTCTCCTTCAGGAGATTCGTAAAAAGAAATGAAACCTTCTTGGTGAAGATACTTAATTGTAGCAAGAATATCCTTGGGATTATATTTACTCAAGTCATTAGCGTAGTTAGTTTTATTATCTTTTTTAACACTCATTTTGTGGTCCAAAGGTACGCAGCTGTTGCCAGCTTAGGCCGTCACCCTAAACCTTTAAGGCAATCAGATACCTTGTTCCGTTCAGATAAATAATAAGGTCTTGGTTCGGGCAGGACACTCATGCTGACAACTTTCCAAGTATAAATTGTATTACTCATACATTATAATACGGAATCTGGTAAGCGGTAGCTCCGATACGAATTCGAATATATCCAACTGGGAGAGCCGTGAGGGCGGTAGCCGCTCCGTTTGCTCCAATAGTTGTTTTAGTTGCGAGAGTAGAGGAAAAAGCAATCTCTCCGTCAACCTGTGCTGTCGCATTGGCCCCAAGAACAATACAATTAGCTCTTGATCCTGTATTAACATCTGCTCCAGCCCCAATACATATATTATTTCCACCAGTTTGAATTGTATCCCCAGCCTGAAATCCCAAGGCTGTGTTGGAGTTGCCATCTGTGTTCGCGAGAAGAGAGTTCCTGCCAATACCGCAGTTATTAGCTCCAGTTGTATTGTTGTAGAGTGCGTTTACACCAACAGCAACATTACCATTTCCATTATTAAGAAAAAGTGCCCCATACCCGTTAGCAATATTATTGGAACCGGTTGAGTTTCTTTGGAGGGCGTTTACTCCGGTGGCTGTGTTGGTGCCTCCTGTGGTGTTGGCTAGCAGCGCACTCGACCCAACGGCCGTGTTGCTGGCTCCTGTGGTGTTGGAAGCAAGCGCGCCGACTCCATTGGCGGTGTTGTCTGCTCCTGTGGTGTTGGCTAGAAGTGAATTCCTTCCAACGGAGGTGTTGGAGAAACCTGTGGTGTTGGACTGAAGCGCATTTGCCCCAAACGCCGAATTGGATTCTCCCGTGGTGTTGTTGGTGAGGGCGCTTACTCCAGTGGCTGTGTTGGCGGCTCCAGTTGTGTTTGAGAGGAGGGCGCTTGAACCGGTGGCTGTGTTGCTTCCTCCAGTTGTGTTTGAGAGGAGGGCGCTTGCTCCGACAGCTGTGTTGCTACTCCCAGTTGTGTTGGCGTAAAGGGCATTATGTCCAGTAGCGGTGTTATCGCTCCCACTTGTAATTGAAAGGAGGGCGGTATCTCCAACATAAATGTTGTTTGTTCCAGCTCTTTTGTGTGAAACTTCAAGAGCGTCTCTAATTCCAGATTTCTGTTCGTTTGTAGCTGTTGTGATTTCTATTGACATATATTTAAGGAGTAAAAGTTAAAAGTTGACCGAGGTAGGTTAATAAATTATTCAAGTAAGACAGGGCTGTGGGAGGAGTTGAAGTTGAAGTTGATTTTTCAACGACATTTGTAATTCCTAAGCTTACGCTAAGTTTTGCCATAATTATTAAGGTTATTTAACCCCGTTATTATAAGCAATGACTTTACCAGAAGTAAGAGTTACTGCTGTAAATCTACCTAACAACGTTATTCCGGCTGGGATAGAAAACCCGGTAATAGCGTTTCCCGTAAGATCGACACCAGTAAGCGCAGAGAACGTAGCATCTGCTAGCACAGTAATAGCTGCATAGTTCTTGCTTGTCCTAGCATTCGTATCTGTAATTACCTCTGCTCCAAATTGTCCAAGTGCCGTTGAATCGTACATGTAACTCATAGTATTATATTCCTTTT